TGGGCATCGGTTCTTCGACCTCTGGAGCCTTTAAAATGCTGTCTATGTCACGAACACCTAACGCTTCGTACATGCGACGATACGCTTCTTGCGTGTTATGAAGTTCAGGAGCTTGAGACGCTAGTTGTAATTGAGATTGCGCCAAAGCAATGCGTTGCGCTTGCGAAAAAATATTAGGATTAGACACCGGAACAACATCTATTCTGTCGTCAAAGTCTGCTGCCATGATGTTTTGATCGCCACCTGCAACAGAATAAGGGTACTCCTGCGGTAAAAACTCGTGCATGACCCTAGCAAGAATCTTAAATTCTTTTCGCATGGCATAGTGTAAACGCTTGTGTACCGCGCTCATCACTCTCGCACCTTGCTCTAGCATCGCCACCGTTGTACCTACGGCGGCACCTTGATTACCATCCCCTACCTTCATATCCGTAATTGTTGCAAAACGTTGTGCGGCATCAACCACAAACCCTAGCAACTGAAACAAAGTTTGATCGGGGCCTTTAAACGGTAACGGCATCAAGCTGTCCCGTATTGCACCGCCTGGAGCATCTACGTCTCTAAATTCACCAGGTTGTAAAGGGTCTGCATCGTCTCTGACTCGTAGGCCGCGGGCCTTGAATCCTGCTGGAAGATTTGACAAGGTTCCTGCATCTATCAACTGACGAAGTGCCGCTGTCGCCGTGCGGGACAAACCACCAATGGTGTGTATTAAACCCAACCCATAAAAGCCAAACCCAGGTAAAAACTTATAGTGAACAAAGTAAGCAATCTTTGTCTTATTAGGATCATCTTCTTTATAGTTTCGACGAATCGCTAATACCGTGCCTTTTTCTTCGCTGATGGTAACAATGTACGGCAGTTTAATTCCGGTTTCCTCACCGTTATCATCACGGTCCTCGAAACCCTCTAAATCAAGTTCTACATGAAATTCCAACAAGTTAACGTCGTAGTTAACCGTGGCCGACGGATCAACGCCATCTATTTTGTTAATCTCGCCTTGTACTCGATTGCTGTCCGGTTGTTGCGGTTCTAACGATATATCACTATAAAACCCCGATACCTGCTGCTTTCTTAAGTCATTAGCCGAAATAGGAACAACATGCGTAATAATAGGACATGTTTCTAAGCTAGTCGTTTCATACGGAACAATTAAGTTTTCAGCAGGGACAAACGTACTAACGGGCCGATCTAACGCAGCATCGTAATACACTTTTTTAAACGTAGATCCAGCCAAAGGGAGGTAGAACAACATTTGATCAAACTCAGGCGTGAACTCTTCCATAACGCCCGTGATGTAGTAATTCATAAACTCTTTGACACGTTGAGATTGTTGTTCTTTCTCCTTGGTCAACGCACCCATAACAACGGTACGAACAGGGCCGTCCGGTGGCAAAAGCTCATTGTAAGCTTGCGCTTGGAACTGAGTAGCTGCTTCCGCCAGCAAAGGATGTGTTACCCCTGTTGCGCCTCTAAACGGTTGAGTGCGCTCTTCGTACTTAAAACCCAATAGCTCCAAACCATTAGAATACGTGTTTTCCCACTCATGGCGAGATTCTCTGTTGCCCTCATACTGACCTTGTAGATCATTAGATATGGCACCCAACGTGCCTTGATCTATTTCTTCTGCAAGGTTCCTGTTAAAATCATCTTTGTCGATTGGGCTCTCGTCTTGTGGATCAAAGTCCACAACAACGCCACCGTCTTCCTCTTCTATGATCTCAATCTCACCCATCAAAGAATCGACATCTAAACCCGTTGTTTCGGGAGCGGCAATTTCTACATCATCGATGATTGAAATGTCCACGGCCCTTTCGACCATCGGGGTAATGCTTTCGCCATTAGCCATAAGTTACTTTCTCCGAGCCATGATTCGATCCAAAGTACCGGCTATCGCTGGACTCATTGTGTTTCCTTGTAAGCTACCTAATCCTGCGCGAGACATGAACCGTGAGTCGAGGGCCGATTGACGGGACTCTTGAACCTCTCCTCCGTCTTTAAAGCCTAGTGCCGAAAGGTCTATACCTAATTCGTCCGCTTTTTCTCTTACTCCTGCTTCGTCTAAGCCAAATCCTGAACCAGCCTGATCCAAGGTCATGCCCTGACGTTTCGCAAAGTCCAGCCCACGCATCGCGGCCTCTTGTTCGGTGTATGCGCCTGTGCCTATGGCAGCATCTTGCGTGTTTAAATATTGCAGTCGTTCATTGTTTTGTGCTAGTTGTTCAGCGGGGGACAGGGGCAGTTTATACTCCATTGTTTCTACAAGCCGCGGCAATGGATTCTCTGTGATAAAAGAAGGATTACTGCTTCCAAAGGTAGAAATTCCTCCCGTAAGAGGATCAAAAGCCCCTCCCGTCTTGTTTTCGCCGCCATAAACTTGACCGTAGCCAAAGCGATTGACAGCATCCATAACTGCTGCTTCATCGGCGGAACCAGTGCCCCCGATTATACCAAACGTATTGGGTGATTCTATCTCCCCAGAAAGAATAGGTGCTACAGCGGAGGCAATGCTTTCGGCGGTAATTCCGCCTACCGACGCGGCATAGTCACCTATCCTTTGGGCCGCAATATCTTTAGTCTGCGAAGTATTAAATAAATTTTGTATAATTGCAGCTTCAGTAAGTGGTACTTTTGGAAGAGGTGGCCCACCTGTAATTGGCCCACCTGTAATTGGCGCACCTGTAATTGGCCCACCTGTAATTGGCGCATCTTCTTTAGGAAGTGGGAAACCGGCACTAACACCCACAGTTCCCGTGGTATTGGTGCCGCCCACCCCTGTGCCGATATTCACCACGTTAGGGTCAACTGAACTAACCAACGGACTTCCAAACTGAATAATCTCATCTGCGCCCGTCGCTACAATGTTGCCAGTGGTGTCCTGTGTTCCCACTGTCGTGGTTCCTGTACCGTCAGGATTGATCCCCATCCCTGTGGACGGAAACTGTGTATAAGTTGTTAATTCTCCAATATCGGGTCCCGAGGGAGTTGCCGTGCTTTGCCCCATCGTAATGGCCGTGGTCGGTGAGCCATCAGGCATTAAGCCCCGAGTCACCACAGGGGTCCCACGAGTAATCTCTTGAGCCGGAAAATTTATTGAATCAAAAAGGGTCGAGGGCAACGAATCGGCTGTCGTGAAGGCGGGAGAGTCCTGTGAGACAGACGTTAGACGTTGCTCCTCGGGGGGAAGGTACTCGGCTAACTTAGCGGCATAGCTTGGGTTCAAAGTGTCAAACTGAGTGGCAGCTTGAACATCTTCTTGTGTTAACATTGGTGGCAGAAACGTTCTGTCCGAAGGATCTTTAAAAACGCTGCCATCGTTGTACGAGCCGATTTGATCAATAATCGCGGGGGTTCTAGACTCTAGTCCCAAACGATCTTTCCCTGTAAAATCAAAATTATAATATTGCGATCTCGCTTGATCCAAAGGAATGGTCAGAGCATTGGCAAACACTTCCTCTGACACATTGAGCGCAGGATTGGTTTGAACCTGCTCTAAAAACTCAGCATAAGCTTGCTCTTTAAGACGACGTAGCTCATCACTGTTGGGGTCTAAGTCTGGATACTTTCTGCGTAGCTCCGCGTTTAAAAGATCAATCTGGGATTGAACCTGTCCTATAGACAGATTTAATGGGGCACGGGTGCCTCCCGAAGAACTACCGCCACTACCCGCAAGAGCGTCTTCTTCGTCTTCCTGCCTGTTGTAATGAGTGTTTAGTGCAAAGAATTTATTTAGTCGCATAGTATTCAGCCGTAATACTGGATCTGTTGTGGTTCAGAATCTTCCCAATCGTCGGTAGGCAATTGAACAAAGTTGCCCTGCCGATATCGCATTAACGCTTGTGTCGTACTATCTACCAAGTCGTCATACTCTCCATTTGGAAAGGCTGCACACTCTTCTATAAGCTCTTCAGCCCATGTTTCATCGGGGGCCCATATCATACCACTTTCAAATAACGGAGCTACACTGTGTACACGCGATACTTTATCATTACCCCTAGAAGGCGTAAAGTTTACCACAGGAATTCCCATGTTTCTTAATTCATGCGTTAAAGGCATACCTGTCGCCTTTGCTTCAATAATTACTGTTTCGGGGTCCCAGAACTTATAAAGCTCATACGCCTTTGCTTTTAATTCAGGAAAGTCCCATCGCCCTTTGAGTGAGTCCAAAAGTATTAGGTTAGGGGTCCCTGACTCGTTTGGAAAGAACACACCCCACGTTGTAATCGCACTGTAGTCCGCGGTTTCCTTCTTACTAAAAGCAGTATCGTAACTTTGGATAACGTACTCCAACGCCGGAACCGAATCCTTTTCCCAAAGATTCCACCACTCCCGCTTTAAAATAGACGTCTCATCACCCGTCGGATTCTGCTGATACTGAGCATTCCACTTGCTAACAGGAATAGATGCCTTAACCGCAACCATGTCCGCTTGGCTCCAATACTCCGGCCAACAAGCGTCACCCGACGGTAGCTCCATCGGAAACTCAACAATCTCCCACTGATCCGCCAAAGGATCGCGGGCCATGCTTCGCGTAAGTTGACCCGTCAGATCCTTCTCAGACCAACGGGTCATTACCACGATGATCGATCCTCCTGGTTGAAGACGTTGACGCGGCCCACCCGTGTACCAATCCCACGCATCATCGAAGCCAGCGTTCGACATAGCTGTTTGCTCAGAATGAGGATCATCGATAATACACAAGTCAGCACCGCGACCTGCAAGATTAGAGCCCACCCCAACAGCATAGTACATGCCACCCCGAGCGGTATCCCACCGGCCCGAAGCTTTTGAATCAACTGCAAGTTTTGCATCAGGAAATATCTCCAAGTATTCATCTCGCTCCAAAAGGTTCTTTACCTTGCGACCAAAACCTACCGCAAGTTCCGTAGTGTGCGTAGCTTGTATGATTTTCATTGAAGGATTCTTGCCAATCATCCACGCAGGAAACAAGTAACTAGCAAACTCTGACTTCGTGTGCCGCGGAGGCATATTAATAATCAGACGTTTTAGCTCGCCAGTTGCGACCCTTTCTAATTTTTCAGAAATAATTTTATGATGCTTTCCTGCAATAAACTCAGGCCACATGTTACGTACAAATGGAATAAAATTATTATGAGATGCGTCAATCCGATCAAGTTGAGCGAGTCTCAACTCCAGTTTCATGCGCTGTTCTTCAGGGTCTACGGCCAAGGGTCCCTTGAGCCTCCTTTTTATAAGACATTATAAGACAATATCGCTACGTATTATAACGGCATTTTGCACCAAAACTCATTACTTTTTTTGCACAATTGTTCGTGAGAAACATGCCCTTGCACCCGCCTCGGGGAAATCCCCGCCCAAAATTTGGGACCGAAAAAATCGATTTTTGGTCGTTTGAACTAACCTTTATTGGCTTAGGGACCCGAGCATTTAAACGCGGTTCACGGGCCTTGGTTCGCGGTTCACGGGACCAGTTCACGGTCCGCGGGACCAGATCCGCGGGTATTGGCCCCACATCCGCGGGCCTTGGTGCACGGGACCAGTTCGCGGGCAAAAACCGGCGGCAGCGGGCCTTGGTTCACTGCCTATGAACCAGCGATAACTCCATAGGGATCATCGGCCGCGGTCCGCGGGCCGATTTAACGGACAAAAAAAAGGCCGCTTATAGCGGCCCAGTAAAGCGGGATTGGCTATGCATATGCGGCGTCGGTGGTGATGATCAAAGCGGACCCGCGAAGCGGATCAACTCGCTTAATTCGATTCTGTTTGAACTTCAAACCGACGATCTGGGCACGGTGTTCCAAGTTCTTAATATCGCTTTTATCCCCATCGATAACGCGACGGCCCAAAAAAATATCCGGCATTGGTCCATTAAAGACTACAGAGATTGGCGCGTCGGTTTTTAACGCCAGATCCACTTGTTTTTTATATTTGGGTGCCGCGCTATAAGAAAACATCAGTTGATAATTCGCGGGCGGATTTTTTAAACGGTGCCCGCGTTTCGTGTAATCGTAAAATTTCAGATCTGGGAACGATTGCGGGATCGAACCGTTCGATTTGAGTTCATAGGGAATATCGGAATAAACGTTTAAGCGAACATATCCGACAACACCGGAACGTTTACACAGTCGATCAAAATTCTTTAATTCCTTTTTCAATTGAACTAAAAACGAAAAGCGGTCCGAATGGTACCAATCGGTTTTAGCTTGGCGGGATTCGATAACAAAATCAAAGCACCCGCGGCCAGAACCGACAATGCAAGGTTTTGCACAATCGGCATTGTGCCGTGATGGGCAAATAATATCATCGGGATATAACGATAAACTAGCGACCCGTATATTGATTTTGGATTTCTGAGATTTTTCAATTTTGGTGTTGGTATTTGCTGTATCTAATAACTTCATTTTAAACCCTCCAAACTGGTGTTGATCCGTGCAAAAAGATTTCGCGGTTAATATCCATTGAATCTAAACACGAATAACAATCCGGCCAATTACCGCGGCGGCCGCGGTTAAAATCGCCGCGGATATATTCCGTTTTAGCATCAGATTTTCTTTTAAACATTTCGCCGTTTTTTAAAGTTTTTAGTTTAACGATCATATACAAGCTCTCATTAAATGCCGCGGGCCAATCCCGCGACTTGGTTCATTATAGGGCTTTTATGTGTATACACACAATAGGCATAAAAAAAGGGCCATTAAGGCCCTTTTTGGTGGTTTCCCGTCGATTTTAAGACTGGGTATTTTTTGCGATTTCTAGCAGTGTTTTTACGTCGGC